CAAGAGAAGATGTAGCTGTTGCACTTCTTCCTAATTCTACATTTATTGATCTATTAGCAGTTGTTCCACCAATAGACATTTCGCCACTACTTGCTAATGTCATTAATCTGCTCCTGTAAGTGTGTAATTACTTTTTGTTGTTCTTTCATACCCTCAACAAGCAAGGGTATTAGTTTTTCATACCAAATAGTTTTATATTTATTATCTATTGGTGCTTCTGTTACAACTTCAGGTAATACTTTTTCTACTTCTTGTGCATTAAGACCAACTTGCAACCTGTTATTACTGTAGCCTAAATCTTTTGCAACGCTGTTTTCTTTGAAATAATAACCATTAATATTCATAATTTTATCTATTGGATTTTTTATTTTACCTTTAAAGTCTTTTAATCTTTCATCTGAATAAAATGCTGTAACATTATTAGTAGCTCTGATTTCACCAGTTGTTCCTGAAGCAGCAGTACCAACACCTAATGAATCAGTTTGTATATCGCCTGTAAATACTGCATTTTGAGAAGAATTTAATGTTAATGCTAAAGAACCATCAGTATTAATAGCTAGTTGTCCATCAGCACTCAATGTTGTTTTTGCTACAGCATCATAACCAAGCGAAACTTTAGTAGTATTTGATGTACCAGCTTGTATTTTAAAAGCACCACTACCTGTAGAACTTCTGAGAATTGCATCTGCTTGTACTGTATCACTTGATACACCTGTTACTTTACCTATGATTAAATCAGGTTGTAGTCCTGTAGCTTCAAAATTACCAGCGACAACAAAATCTCCATCAATAGCAGCAGCTTCATTAAGTGTTAATAATCCTACACCACCGACTTCTGAAAAAGTTAATACATTATTCAATGGCTCACTATTTAAAGTAATAACACTTGCATCTAAAGTGCCTGTAACAGTAGCATTAGTTACATTTAAAGATGTAGCAGTAACAGAACCAGTTATAGTTGCACTTGTTGCTGTTAATGCACCATTACTAGCTACAACAAAAGCTCCTGAACCTAAATTAATTGATGATGATGAGCCACTAATAGTCAAACCTGAATTGTTTATAGTTACATCTCCACCACTTACAGTAACATTTGCAGCATTAAGTGTTCCTGTTGTAATATTATTTGCTGATAAATTATTAACTTTTGCATCTGTAACAGAATCATCTGCTATCTGTAATGTTCCAACACCACCTGATTTTATAATCAGATTTCCACTACCATCTGTATCAATAGTTACATCATCAATTTGTAGTCTATTTGCATTTAAACTACCTGAAGTAATATTATCTGCATCTAAATTTGTTACTGTTACATTAGAAGCATTTAGTGTTCCTGTACTTATATCATCAGCAGATATAACTCCAAAAACACCTGATGCAGATGTTAATGTGTTTGCTGCTATATCTCCTGCAACTATGGTATTAGATGCTATGTTTGCAGAAAGTATTGTAGATGCAGCTATTTCTGAAGTTGTAATTGTTTGTGAAACTATTTCTGTAGCTGTAACTGCATTTGCTGCAATACTATCTTGATTTACTGCATCTGTAGCTATTAGTGCATTTGTAACAGCATCATCTATTATTTTTGCTGTTGTAACTGCATCATCTGCTATCTTATCACTTGTAATTGATCCATTTTTAATATCAGCAGCTACAGTTGGTTCATCTCCTACTGTAAATGTTAATGTTGCAGGTGAAGATTCACTACCCAATGGATTTAAAGATGAAACACTTGCAACATAATTAGTGCCTTTAGGTATAAACATAAGATCAACATTTTCAACATCTACTATTTTATTTAAGAGTTGATTACCTGAGGAATCAACAACATTAACCCTATATTGATAGTTAGGAAAATCTGTTGGCTCATTCCAAGCTAAAAAAGGTCTGCCTGTAGAACTTGCATCAGTATCAGTAAATGAAAGTCCTGTTGGTGCTTTTACAGCATAAGCTGATGGTAAATTTGCAAGTTCTTCTACTGGTTCTTGTGCTGGAACTTCCCAAGTATATACATCAAAATATTCTATAAGACTTACGGACACTAAACCATCTGATTGAAGTTCTAATGCTTCAACCCTACATACCTTACCACTAAATCCTAAACCTGCATAAGTGAATGAAACGATATCACCTACATTAAGTTTATACATTTCAGGCGTTCCTAAGAACTGAATTGTAGTTTGATTCCTACTTCTTGTAAGAATAGCTTTACCCATATTATGAGCAATATACGGATCAGTTACATAAGGAAATTCTGCTTTCACTTCTAGTTCTTCACCACCATCATCAGAAGTAAAATCATTTGCATCAGTTGTAGCAGAGTGTAGAACAGTTGCAGTATCTAATTCGTATTTTTTGTTAGCATTAAAAAACTCAATAATAACTTTGTTAGCTCTTTGATCTTTATTGCCATAATCGACTGATATACCAGCATCAGCAATAACATGATTATCTGTAATGCTAAATGTAGAAGAACCCGTATCTTCAATTTGTAATTCATATTTTCCATCAACATAAAGAAATATACCTCGCATATTTGCAAGTAATTCTTTAGCATTATCCATTACAGTTTTGTTAGAATCTAAATAACCATTACAATGAAATCTCTTAACTTTTAAAAGATAAGTACCTGTATTTGAAGAATAATCAGCACCTAAGGTAGCATCAATATAAACTCTATAATCTTCAGTAGAATCAAAAAATTCATCACGCCTAACATCTTTAATATTTTTACCATCTAGTATGGTTGAACCTGATGAATTTATAAGTGTTATTTGTTCTCCAATTTTGTTTTGAAACCAGTCTCTATTAGCGTTAGCTCCTAGTACACTTATAAAATCATTACCATTACTACCACTCCATGTAAGAGCTTGTGCTGAACCATTAAAGAATGGTTGATCAACAAGAGTATCAGCAGTATTAGCAGCAGTAGAAAATGTAGATGTATTGATTTTAGCTATTGGTAGGCCTTTACCATATTCATCATTAGTTATGTAATCTAAAAAACATAATGCAGGATTATCTGACCACTTATAGGTTGATACAGTTCCAAAAGTCTGAGAACCATCTCTAGGATCAAAAACCTTTTTACCTTTTACTTGGACTGTTAATTGTGGCACTCCTGACCAAATACCTTCTTTATCATAACCATAGTGTGCTGCAATATAACAAACACCATTAAGTTTATGTGCCGAAGTCCAGTTAGACATAGAAGCAACTAGCATAGGATCAGCAGTTTGGGTAGCTGCTCCATGATGTAGATTCATAACATATCTATATTTAGATGTTGGTGAAGTACCAAACTGACCTGCTCCTGCATTGATACCTGTTCCATTTTGAGAAACAGTATTCAATGAACCATTGCCTGAAGTTATTTTATCAGAACCTATATAACCACCATCTCTAAATCTAGCAGAATCAGTAAGTGGATTGCCATCAAGCTCAATCGTTCTACCTAGTATTTCTTCACATTCTCCAACAGCTAAAGCATACACTACATACAAATCTCTTGAATCATTAGCATTAGTATCCATATAGATTATTTGTGTGCCAACTCTGCGAGTACCATATATGACTGGCAACTTACCACCAGCAGATGTTTTGTTTGCAAGTATGTCTTGACCTTTTGCCAACATTTGCCTTGCTTGCATAAAACCCTTTACACCAACAGCTAGTGTTATTGCCTGTATTACATATCCTATTTTTTTGAATGTAGATGCAGCTTTCCAAGCTGTACCTACTGCTTTAAAAAATCCAACAATAGCACTAAAAACACCCATTACTGACCCCACCTAACATCTTCTTTTACTTGTGTTGCAAACTCCATACCTTTATCACCACTACTAAATGCTTGTTGAGATTCATCTGAAAAATGTCTGCCTTTTGTTAGATTCCAATTAGACCAATGACTAGCAACTATCATATTTAAAACAGAATCATTTATGTTTTCTTGAATAGATACATTTCTGATTTGACCTGTAAAATAATTAATAGCACCAACAATAGCTTCATTAGTGTCAAAGTAAGCTAAATAAATTTCTACTGTTTTATCTGTAAATGCACCACTTTGAACTAAAGACCTGACCTGATCTGTAATGTTTGAAAAACCAAGATTTATTTCATCTACTTGTAATTGTCCTGTTTCAGCAGTTGCATCTACAGTAAGAAAAGAACCACCAGCTTCATAAGTATTTGAATCAAATACAACATTAGTGAAGTAATCAGTGAGCCTAATTGTTGATGATAAATTGAGTTCAACTAAAAAAGCTGTTTTAGTTGCTGATGATGATACTTGTGTTTGTAAAGCAGTAGATAAACTTCTTGGCATTAGGTTATAACCTCTCTAACATCAAATGAAATAGTATATAAACCACTAGCATTTGTTGAATACATTATTTCATTGTTTTCAAGATATACAGTAAAACTTGGTTTATTTACAGTAACAGCTTCATTATCTGCTAGAGCAGCTACAAGATTGGGTGATATTAATACAGTTAATGCACCTGATCCATCTGAATCAATATCACTTTGAACCATATAAACTTTACTATGGTTTGCAAACTTAATTAAATCACCAGCTTTCAAAGCTCCTGTAGTATTTGCTGTAAAACCATCAAGTGCTATAGAAGCATCAGCAGCAGTATGTGAACCAGCTACTAAAATGTCTGTTTCACCCTTAGATGCACCTAAGTTATCTAATGGTGCTTGTATTGTAAAATTTTCAAAAGAGCCTTTTTGTTTTTGTAAAAATGCAAATATTTCCATAGCCTTTTCTTGTTGCATAGGTGGCATAGAAGCTGTAAATGAAAAATATTGTGAACCTATTTGTCTTACTTGTTTTCTACCTGATAGTGTTTGATTTAATAGAGTTGGTCTATTGTCTTGAAAATTTAAAGCTCTAAATAATGGATTTGTTGGAAAAGCACCTGACATTATACAACTCCCATCTTACCTTGATTGTTCATAGCATTATTGATAATGCTTGTGATTAAACCTTTTCTTGATGCTAACAGTTGATCAAATCCTGCTGCATCTACAGTAGAGATATTAAAGTTTACTGTAGTTCCCATTCCTTGTCCTCTTGTATGATCTATGACAGTTTCGTTTGGATGTAGTATTGCAGGAAAACCACCTTTACCATCTATACCACCTGCTCTAACACCACCACCAGTAAAGCCACCACCCTCCAAAGTTAATTTTGGTAAAGAATTAGTCAATGATTCTGCCTTTGCTGAAGATCCTTCAAAAAAAGCACCAAAATCTGTAAGACTACTACTAATCATGCCAACTAATTTTTGCACAATAAAAACATTTATTAATTCATTTACAACTGCTCTAGCCACACCAGTTGCTAAGTTTTGAAAATCAAGAAACTGTTTTGTAGTAAAGTCAAAAAAATTTTGAAATGCACTTGTAAGTTTACCCTCTACTGTTTCAGCAAAAGTTTTTACTACTTGTATTGTTTCATTAACTTCAGCTTTTATAGTTTCAATATTGCTTGTGAATTTAGGAAGTTTTATATCTTCTAATCCTGTTGCTGCATCTGTAATATCTTCTAAACCCTCCACACTTTTATTAAAAAGTGCGTTCATGCCACCAATTGCAGCACTAGCAGCAGCTATTCCAGCAGCAACTTTCACCATACCAACACCTGTAACACCTTGTAATAAAGTACCTGCTGTTGCTGCTGCTTGAAATGCTTTTGCTAAATTAACAACTGTAACTGCTACAGCAGCAACCCTTTGAACCACCATGACTGAAAATGCTACAGCGAACATTTTTGCAAGTATTTCAATATTTTGTGCTAAGAATCCAACAGTATTAGCAGTGGCAGCAAATATGCCTGTAGATTTTTCTACCTCACCAACTAAAGTAATAAAGTTTGTTTTCAACATGCTTACTGATTGACCAATAGTAGTATTCATGTTTCCAACAATTTCAGATGTTTCTGCTGTTGCTGAGATTAATGTTGGTAAAATGTTTTCTGCTGTAATTTTACCAGCAGCACCCATTTCCCTAAGTTGACCTGTTGAAACTCCTAAACCTTTAGCTAACAATTCTGCTAAAGCAGAGTTTTGTTCCATAACTGAATTTAGTTCATCTCCTCTCAAAGTGCCTGAAGCTAAACCTTGTGCTAATTGTCTTGAAGCATTAGCAGCTTCAATAGCATTAGCACCTGAAATAATAAATGTGTTTGCAACAGTTTGTGTTGCATCAGCAACTTGTTGTTGAGATAAACCCATCTCCTTTGTTGCAAAGGTAATTTTTGCAAATAAATCACCTACTGCATCAAAGTCTGATCTTGATTCTAGTGCAATTCTTTTCATGTGTGCCATAGCTTCTGCTGTTCCAGCAGCAGTTCCAGTTAATGCACCCATTCTGTTTTGCAGGTTGACAAATGTATCACCTGCTCTTACGAGCTCTCTAACACCAAAAGCAGCTATAATTTGATTTCTTAAACTTGCTATAGCACTCTTAGTAGAATCAACATCTCCTCTAAACTTTTTAAAAGCAGCACCAGTCTTGTTTTCACCTGTTATTCTAACTTTTATATCTTGTCTAGCCATTTTGTTTCTTTATTTCCTCTGCTTGTATATTAAGATAAGCAACCCAACCATTAAATTCTTCTAAGGGCATTTGTTCAATTTCACCAACAGTTTTATGTAATCTTTCAGCTAAAGCATACATTGAATATAACTGCTTATCTTCAGCTACTTTTTTTGCATCTGTCCTTGTGAAATATTACCCATAATTTCTGTAGCCACTCTCACTAATACACTACTATCAACATTATTAAGTAGATCGTTTTTATGTTCTACTGTATAAATTTTCTCTCCTGCTTCATCTAATGCTTTATAAATTAAAACATAGACAAGCATTTCCACCTCATCATCTTTAGCTAAGTGCATAAATCTTTTCATTTCCCTAAGAGTGATAGGTTTGGAAAAAATTTTTAAAGGTTTTCCATCCCCATCACCCCATTCAGGAACTTCAATAACTTTAGTTTCTATGCTGTTGTAATGATTTTTTGCATTATCTATCGCTGACATTTTTAGTATGTAGTAGTTGTAAGACCACCAGTACCTTGAACAGTAATAGTAGATTCTACTAAACCATCAAATGTTGATGTAATAGATTTACCAGTTACTATAGCAGTTCCAGTAAGTTTTACATCGCCACTATCTGATCCCTCAGGTGCAAAGTTTAATGTTACAGATGATCCTACTGCTAATGCAGTTTGACCATTAGTATCTGTTTCATCATAAAGCACATCTACTGATCCACTAAAGTCTTTGATAGAAGCTAAGTAAGATTTTGAACTATCACCCATTGAAGTATCTTCAACAGTATCAATAGTTTCATCTATACTAAAACCTCTAATTTCAGCAATAGCATTAGAGCCAACTTGAACTGTTCCCTCTTTTCCTAAGTGAGTTGCCATAATTATTCCTCGTTTTTAGTTTTAGAAGAAGATTTAGGTTTATC